ATTGCCCGATACCATCTTTGAGGCCGCGCCTCCGAGGCCCGTGACCGTCGAACCTAGAGTACTCGTGCCGGTGCTGAGGTCCTTTGGCTTGATCGAGGCGAGCCTATCTGCGCCCTCCTGCGTGAGCCTTATGAGAGCGTTATTTTTTGCGTTCTCGATAGCGAGGATCTGGTTAGCGTTACCGTCAGCCTTTTTGATCTCCTGCTCTGCATTAAAATCGATCAGCCTTTGAGAGTCGAGCAGGTAAGCCCGCAGCCCCTCGAGTCTTTCTTGTTGACTGAGCTTTTCATTATTGAAGATCACGAGATCCATCTCCTTATCGAGCTCGATATTTTCCTTTTTTATCTGCGCCAGAAAGTCGACGGTATCTTTGACCTTTTTAGCCGGCGAGTCTGCAAAGGGCTTATTCGGGTCGGTCGTCGCCTTGATCGCTGGGCCCCCGTCAAGCTCGGCGAGAGCTTTCTGCAGGCCCCTGATATCAGCGAGGGCGCTTTTTATATTCGTCTTAAAAGAGGTTTGCTTTATTTTCTCATATTCTGCGAGGCGCTCAGTCAGCCGCTTGCGCAGGTTGTCGGTATACTCTTTATTGAGATCGTCCTCGCTGACGTTTAGCTTTTTGCCCTCAGCTTGTAGCTTTTTCAGATCGCTTTGAAAGCCTTTAAGCCCGTTGATCGCGAGGGTATAAACCTGCTGCGCCTCGAAAGCGATATCTTTATTGTCAGAGCCGGCCAGTATCGAGGCCTCGAGACTCGACTTACCGCTGAGAGCATCGGCGAGAGCCTTACCGGCTCCGACTGCGCCCTGCCCGATCTTGATCAGGACCCCGAGCACCGAGTTAAGTATCGGCAAAAGCCCCTCCCCGATCTCCTCTTTCAGGTCCTTAAATCTTTGTTGAGCCGCTGCCAGCCCTCCGGCCTCGCTGTCTGCAAAGGCTTTGCCGACCCCCGCGACCTTTGGCGCGAGTTGAGTCATTACCAAGCCAAAAGCCTCTGAGGTACTTTTTGCGTCCTTGATATTGATACCGTACTCTTTCAGCGCCTTACCGTTACCCTCAAGTACTTTCGTTATCGTAGTCGTTGCGCTGGCGAGATCCTGGCCCGTCGCAGCCGCAAAGTCGATGATAACCGGCGTGAGCTGGTTGATCTGGTCCTCAGTCAGCTTACCGTATACGAGGAGCTTATTAAAGACCTGCAGGATCTCGTCGTCGTCGATATACGAAAATTCTCGGGCCAGCTTTTTACTCGAAGCCTCGAGACGCTCGAAAGCCTCTGGTATACCCTGATTTTTTAAAGTATTTTGTAAGAGCCTGACATTTTTATCCATCTCGATAAACTCATTGATCGAGTCCTGAAAGACCGAGCCGACGCCAGCGATCCCGATCAGCGCCAGAAAATTACCGGCGAGCCCCTTTATCTTATTGCTAAAACCGTCGAGGGCCTCCGAGTAAGAGCCGACCCTCCGATTTGTGATACCAACCGTGTCGTCGATCGCCTTGAGCCGGTTGTTAAGATCGTTCGCAGATTTAGCCGCAGCCTGCGCTCTCTTGTCGTTTATACCGTACTGCACCGCGAGATCCTGCGCGTGTTTAGCCGCTGCAGCAAAGGCGAGAGCGAGCTGCTTGTAAGGGCGCGAGGCCTCCTGCGCCGCGTCCGCTGCTTTCTTACTGGCTGCAGCGAGTCTCTCGGTTTCCTTACTGGCCGCGCTCGTCGCCTTAGTGACAGCGAGCTCCGCTTTTGCCTCCGCCTCTTTCTGCTTTGCCAGTTGTACTGAGGCCTGACCCGCTGCGTTAGTTGTTTTACTCAGCGCTGCCAGCGCAGCCTCGAGCTCCTTAATTTTTTTATTGTAATCATCAAAGGCTTTTGTATTGACGTTTAAATTTATCGACTGCTCGCGCGCGGCCTTGATCTGCGCGATACTATCCTGCACAAGTTTCTCGACTGTCTTTTGCTCAGCCGCGATCTTTGCGACGTCATATATCGAGTCGATACGATCAACGCTTGCCATAATTTTTTGAGTTTTGTTGCGCGTTAAGTACCTCGCAGTATTTTTCGTATTGGTTCATCATCATACACCACTCAGCGACCGTGATCACGTCAAAGTCGATACGGTACCCCTGACGCTCGCCGAGGGTGATCGCCCAGACGTAAAAGCCTTTGCGGTCCCAGGCTTTGCCTGCGTGCTTATCCTGGTACTCCTGCAGCTCTTTCTCTTTGCGCTGCCAGGTAGTTATCTTTTTCTTATTGCCCGAAAGTATCGCCCTGATATCTCTGGTAAAGTGAGCCTCGTTATCCATCGGTAAGGGCTGGCGAAAGTTGTAAAGCCTGAGCACCGCTTTAAGCTCTGCGGCCTCGGGTAAAAGTACATTTGTAAAGCAGATCGATAGCATCTTGCAAGCCTCCTCGACGATCTTAAAGCCTGCTTTTAGGTACGTTATTTCCTTGATCAGGCCGAGGACAAAGAGCGAGCTCTTATTTTCCCGCAGGCTTATGTACTCCGCGTGAAGGTCGTCCCAATAATCAGGGCGAGGAGTCTCCTCTAAAAACCAGCCAATAAAGGCCCCCATCTTTGTAATATAGGCGTGAGTCATTTTAAATAATACCGAATTTCGTTAATAAATACCGGTTCGAGCTCCTTTATATAATTATTTTTTGCCTCAGTACCGAGCCCGAGGATATCTGGGCCGTATCTCCTTTTCAGCATTGTCGTCTTGCTGTCCTCGCTCTCGAGGATAAAAATATCACCGTATACGTCAAAGCCGATACCCCGATAAAAAGCGCCGGTATCGTATAGCCTTATCGGCCCTGGCGGCTTATTGTACTGAAAGACTGACCGAAAAGAATAGTCTGGGAGGTATTGGTCGTTACTCTGCAGGCCTTGAGCGAGCTGCTTGCGCTGCTCGTCGATCGCCTCCTTACTCGTATCAGCCATAGCGGCACCCATCGAGAGCTCGACGTCGACCCTGAGTAATTTCGCCAGCATATCTGCGCAAGTTGTCATATTATTCTAAAAAAGGCGGCTTACGGGCCGCCCTTTCTCAAAGTATAAACAATAAATAACCATCGAAAGCAGCTATATTAAGAACCGTAATCGGTCGTCAAAATGTCGCTTTCGTACCCGATAACGTTGATCGGGTCAGCCGCGAGCACCGCTGGCGCTGCGAGTTGGATCGTGTCACCGTCCTCAAATACATCGGGACCGGTTAAGACAATAATCCATCCTTTCGCGTCGTCGTCAGCCGTGACGCTGGCGATCGCTTTCGCTGCTCCGGCGCTGTCTTTGACGATCCAGGCCGCTGCTTGAGCGAGCTCGACCTTATACAGGTCATAAACGTCGGTACTCCCGCAGTCAGTTTCAGCCGTGACCGTGACCTCGTCCTCGCCCTCTGCGCCCTCATCGAAGAAAGAGAGCTTAATATCTTCGAGGCCGGCCAGATCTGCGAGCAGATACGACTCGACCGCGACTTTCTTAAAGGCGATATTCTCATTGATATAGATCGGGTCAAAACTAAATTCGGTCGTATAATTCGTGACGTTAGTACCGTCACTCGGACGCCAGGGCCGAGTATAGATATCGCTCATCGGTATACCGGCAAGGCCCCAATTTCCGTCAGCGTCGAGCTTAGACGTACCGATCAAGGTATTCTGGCTCTCGATGAAGATCACCGCGTACTTGCCGATAAGGCCGTTAAAGGTCCTCAGCGCGTTGCTAAGGTTAAGCCCCCCGTTGATAAACTGGAAAGCCCAGTTATATTTGCCCTCGCGGACTGTCTTAACAGTACCGTACCCGAAAGTCTGGCGTGTTGGCTCCTCGGTATTATCCGTAATAGCCTCGAAAGGCTGAAAAGGAAAGATACGAGAGTCTTTTGCTGCCATCGTCGCAGCCGATAAGGTCGCGGCGATCACCGCGTCAAGCAGCTCAGCCGAGGTAAAGACCTTACCCTTCGGGACGTATATCGCCCCCGTGATGAGCTTAGGGTCAAAGAAACACTCGCAAATGCCAGTATTTTTGACGTCAGCCCCGCAAAAAATTTTATTTAAACCTTCCATTTTTAGACGTGTTGTGCGAAAATTTCGCAGTTATTAAAGTATGTTTTAAGCTGTAAGCCGTCAATCTCGATACCGTCAAGTATCTCGTCGAATATGTAACCCCCGTCTTTATTAGTCGCGCCGTAAAGGCCAGGATCGCCCCAGTGAGGCCGGTCGATCCGATTGTGAGGGAAAGGCCCGTACTGCATAAAAAACCCCGAGAGCTTGAGCTGTCGCATAAACTCGTCATATATCGGCACGAGGATCGGCTCAAAGACATTCGTCTCACGCTGCTCTCTTGTCACGTCCTTACGGCTAAAGTGCAAGATGATGAGCCGCAGCTCGACGGTACCAAAGAGCCCGAGCGTCCGATTAACGACGCGAAAGTCCTCGAAAAGGCAAATTAACGGATACCGGTTAGGCTTGTCGGTCTTACCTTTTTGCAAAAGCCTTTCCTTAATGTCGTTATAGTGCCCGTATAGGTAATGAATGCCGGTAATCATAGGGTCCTCGTCGATCAGGTCAAAGAGGAGCGCGTCGCTTGTCTTTTGTACGACCTGACCAATTAACTGCCCTATCCTTACCGGTTCTTTCATAGTCCCAGCGAGTTTTTCTTTCTGAACAATTCGGCGCAAGAGTTAAGCCTCTCGCCTTTGCAGCCGCAGAGGTGCCACGAGTCGCCGTACTGCCCGCAGTCTTTCCACTCAGGGTAAAGAGCTTTATTAACTTTCAAAAAGCGATAAAGATCGACGTTAAGGTCAATCATCCTGTTCCAAGAGTATACGAGGCGATCGGTCGCGCTAACGGTCCGGTTATTGTCAGTTTTGCTTGAGACATTACCAACAAGTACAAAATCCGTGATACGCTCGTCGACGTACTTATAAAAAACATAGTACGCGATCGGGCTGATCTTGATCGTGTTTTGAGGCGCGAGCCCCGACCAGCGATATAGACAG